ATATCAGCACAGCATTGGGTGGTTCGTTGGCAAGGGCTTTTCGTGTTGGTGAAGGCATGGACTTCCTCAGTAATTCGCTGAATAAGGTGGAAGAATTCGCCACAGCTTTGCAGGCGGCTGTTGAAGCTGGCATTGACCCGTTGACCGCATTACGCCAGGAAGTCCAGAAGGCTTTTGGTGACAATGCACTTAGTGTGCTGGATGCATTTATTTCAGGTGTGAGAGCATTCATATCCGTAGTAACGTGGCTGAAAAATGTTGTTGTTAACATCGTTGCGTTCGTGGAAGCACATCCGGTATTGAGCCAGATATTATTATCCATTCCGGCTATTATTGCAGGCACGGTAATGGTTGCCGGGGCCATTATGAGGATAAAGACGGCTTTTGATGCGGTAGGTATGGCGGCTTCAGGCATAACGAAAATCCTGGCGGCAAATCCTTGGGTATTGGCAATTATGGCCGTCATTGCGGTTGTTACATTGCTGTACCTTAACTGGGACAGAATCGTTGCATTTTTCAATGAAACCATTGCATCCATCAGGGAGTGGTTTGTCAATGCCTGGGAAAGCATCAAGACAACTGTGCAGGGCGTATGGGACAGCATTGTAAGCTCATTCACCAGTTGTATCGACAGAATAAAAGGTTTGTGGGAAGGCTTCAAGAGTGCTATCTCCAGCCCTATTGATACCGTTATCCGGGCACGGAAGGAACAGATTGCGGCAGAAGGCCATGCAACCGGTTCCAGCTACTTTGCCGGTGGCTTGACACGGGTCAATGAAGGCGGACGGGGAGAGCTTATCAACCTGCCCAGCGGTTCACAGATTATCCCGCATGACCTTAGTATGGCGGCGCTGGCCGGTGGCAGAAGCCAAAATATTAACATTACGTTAAACGTAGCCGGTAACGTGATTGGCAACGAAGATTTCTATAACCAGTGTGGGGCGGCTATTACAGAACGGCTGACGGCTGCGCTGGCGAATATGTAAGGAGGGGGAACAATGGGTATCAGTTTATTGAAGGCAATCGTACAATCCCTTAACTCCATCAACCCTTCCGGAAGAGCCAATATTATTCTGACAGGGCCTGCCGGGCGGCTTGTTCTTCCGGTAGTGCCTGCAGACCTGCCAAAGGTAAGCAACCCGCAGAACAATGAAACCTTCAGTTCTGTTCTGGGTGACCTGCGCATTATTGGCACCATGGGCCTGCGCACCGTTACGCTGGATACCATTGCGCCGACCTATGCAGGCAAATATCCATGGAGCAATCCGCTGGGAGCCAGTGGCAAGGAAGTAATTAGTTACCTGCGGCGGGCACAACTGACCTATCAGGCATTGCGCTTGGCTATTATTTACTCCAATGGTTCTGATTACCTGACCATGCAATGTACCGTGGACAGCTTCGACTATTATGTGGATAACGCCAAAGACTTCCACTATAATGTGACATTCACAGAATATAGGAAGCCTACCATCGAAGGGGTGCTGCTATCATGATTGGATTATATACAGCAGGCACAGGCGGAACCACGGACATAACTCCTTATACTGGCGGCTATACGCTATCAGATAACATTGACAGCCTCGGTGCAGAATTCACGTTTAAGCTGATGAGTAATCCGTTGGATGTCAATTTCCGTGGCAAGGAGCTGCCAATTGGTACAAAGGTGGTGTTCTTTCATAACACTACCAAGATGTTTAGCGGTGTGATCATAAGCTATTCACGGAATGCCATGGCAATATTTGAGTACAAGGCTTATGATTATGCCTTTTATCTTAACAAATCAGAAGCACAGATACAGTTCAATAACAATATCAATACTTCCGATGCCATCAGGCGGCTGTGTAATGAAAACGGTGTAACGGTGGGCAGTATTTGTGATATTCCCACGCCGGTGAACAAGATATACCAGGGAAATCCCATCAGCGACATCATTAAAGACCTGCTAAAAATGGCAGAGGATGAGCAAAAAGTCCATTATCGCATGGAAGTGCGGGATGCTGCGCTGTATATCGAACGATACCAGGATTTATATGTGCAGGCGAAAGCAGTTAACCTGATCGGTGACTTCAGCAGCTCCTATTCCGTTGAGGACATGGCAAACCGCATCGTTATTGTTTCCAGTTCTGAAAAGAACCAGCAGATCGTGGCAGAAAAGTCGGATGCCAATTCCGTCAGGACTTATGGACAGATTACCAAAATCGAGAAGGTAGACGATAAAAAAATGTCCCAGGCTGCCGAAATCGCTGCCAACAAGTTGCTGGATAAGAACAGCGTCAAGCGTTCATTCAGTGTTACGTTGCTGGGATCTGATGCAGTCAGGTCCGGGCGGATGATGATATTCGACCAGCCGGAAATAAACCTGACTGGTGCTTATCTGGTCAAAAACTGTACGCATAACTTTGACGGTAATAAGCATACAATGCGACTGGATCTGGAGGTGTGAGATGGAAGACTGGGAATATAAGTTAGCTGGTGAATTTAAAGCCAGGAATAATCCAAAACCTCTGGGTGCATGTATTGGTAAAGTAGAAAGCTTGGAGCCGGTGATCATATCAATTCAGTCCGGCAAGTTCATGTTGCAAGCGTCACAGATCTACATTTGCAACCAGATACTGGAGCGGGAGACCACGTTCCGGGACTACATTGCGGATCAGGAACAGAGCGGCAAAATTTCTGTATCCTGTGAACATGGCGGCGGTAATTATTCCGCATCCGGGGATATCGAATGTAATGGCCGGGTGCACCTGAACGAAGTATGGAAGGTTGGCGACCTTGTTATGGTGGTACCGGACGAGAGCGCCCAGCATTATTTTATAGTAGACGTCCTCCGGCAACCGGAAGGGCATAACCCATCGTTGGGATAAAGGGGTGAGTTAATGTTTCCAAGTGACGTAGACCTGAGCAATATCACTTACACCAGTACCGAGGCGACGACACAGGCGCTGGATCTAACCACTCTGGGTAAGTCGTTAAAGTTCGACTATGAGACCAATACGTTTGTGATCTCTGCCGGAACCAATGTTATCCCGTCCAAAATCGACAGCATTAAGCAATGGGTGGAGCTGTTCATCCGGACGGAGAAAGACCGTTACGTGATTTACACCGATGAGTTCGGCTGTGATTTCAGCGACCTGGTTGGCTGGCGGCTCCCGCGTGGCTATCAGGTATCGGAGATTATGCGCCGGATCACCGACGGAATTATGACAAAATGCCCCTGCGTGGCTTCGGTTACGGACTGGCAATTTGATAAGGGTACATTCTCTTTTACCCTGACAACGGATACCGGAGAGGAGGTACGAATCAGTGAGTAATGAAAAAAATGTTGATGAGATTCATGCCGAGCTGCTTGAAAACATCAGCGACAATTACCAAAAATCAGAAGGGTTCCCTGTATGGGACATCCTGCGGGCGTTTGCTTACGGGCTGAAGCGCTTGTGGGATAAGGTGTTTGACGTAGAGGCTCAGCTGGATGTTGATAACATGACGGGAAACGACCTGGATCGGTTCGTGTTCCAGCGCAAGGGCCTGACACGGAAGGCGGCTAATAAATCCGTGGCGGTGATTCGGATCGTGACCGGCGAGGGTACGATTACGGCTGGGAATTTATTCGCAACCGCGAACGATATCAGGTTCGAAGCGCTGGAGACAAAGGCAGTGGTAGAGAATGATACCATTGCAGTCCGTGCAGTGGTGGCCGGAGCTTCCGGCAACGTGGCGGCGAATACCATTACAGAAATGCCGGTGACCATTACGGGCATTGCGGAAGTCACCAACGACAGCCCTGCTGTGGATGGTTATGATGCAGAGAATGATGACGCGCTCCGAGACAGATATTACGAAGCATTGCAGGAACCGGCTACGTCCGGGAATGTTTACCACTATAAACGCTGGGCAAAAGAAGTCAGCGGCGTGGGCGACGCCAAAGTCTTCGGCTTGTGGGCAGGGGACAACACGGTGCAGGTGGTAATCATTGACAGTGACAAGAAGGTTCCGTCCGCTGAGACAGTGGCAAGATGCCAGGAATATATTGACCCGGGCATTGCTGGAAGTGGTGAAGGGGAAGCTCCGGTCGGCGCATACTGCACGGTAACGGCCGCCACAGCCCTGAACGTGAACATTGAGACCACGCTGGATTATGACGGCGACGAGACCATCATCCGGACGGAAATTGAAGAAAAGGTCACAGAATACCTGGCGGATATTGCGTTCAACAGCAATTATGTGAGCATTGCCAAAATCGGCGACATGATATTGGACATTGACGGTGTGAATGACTATCTGGATCTGGAAATCAACGGAAGCGCTACCCGCCTCCAGATTCCTGAGAAGAGTGTGGCGATTCTGGGGACGGTGACGATCCATGCGGCTTAATTCTGATAACACTATCGTTACTTCCAGCGACTCAAACCTGAAGCTGACGGTATTCAGTTCCAATTACTACTTGCGCGAAACGGACGTTGCAGTGTTCACCGTCAACGGTACGTCTTACCCCTGTTCCATCAGCCAGCGTGTGTATATCATCGTTGACTTTGATGTGACATTCCCGGAAGGAACTTACCAGTATGACCTTGCGCTGACAAGGGACGGCGACAAGACCATCACCATTATGAGTGGCGAGTTCATCGTAAAGACGTCGCTGAAAGAATACTTGTTGAGCCTTATTAACAGGCTTTACCGGACAGACCCGTGGCTGAACAATCTGTTTGATGCGGCCGGTATGGCGCTTTCCGAAGTCAGCGCTTACGTGGACATTGTCTGGAACGATTACTTTTTCGACAGCTGCAGCGAAACACGGCTACGGGATTATGAAAAGGAGGCGGCCATCGTCCTTCCGGGCGGGCAGACACTTGACCAGCGCAGGAGCCAGCTGGAGGCAAAATGGCAGGGCGCCAGCAAGTGTACGCTGGAGACAATGCAGGCCGTCTGCAACTCATGGAGAGATGCCACCATCAAGCTGGAATTTATCGGCGGTAAAATCCGGGTAACATTCATAAGCCCGATTGGTATCCCGCCTGACCTAAACGCGTTGCAGAAGGCGCTGGAAGAGGTAAAACCGGCGCACCTTGCAATAGAGTACCAGTTTATGTATAAGACCTGGGGCGCGGCGAAACAGGCGGGCAACTGGTCGGTGCATTATGATAGTGGCAACGGAATTTGGGAAAGATTAAGAGCAAATGAATAAGGGGTGAAGACATGGCAATTACCAACACAACTTATCTTGGATTAAACAAGCCGGACTATGATGCCATCGCGGATATCGAGGTGCTGAACGACAACGCCGATATCATCGATGAGCAGTTTGACGGCACACATCTGGTAACAAAAGTCAACAACGTGACTCCGGTCGGCGGCGCAGTAAATATTAATATCGGTGTTTCCAGCGTCAACGGTATGACGGGCGCGGTCACCATTACGGAGCGGAGTGTTAAACAGCTGATAGATATTATTTATCCGGTTGGCTCCTACTATGAAACCACCAACACAAGCTTTAACCCTAATACAGCGTGGACAGGAACAACATGGACAAGGATAACAGATGGGCGCGCATTGATTGCAGGTGGTGGTAGCTCAGGTTATACGATTGGCCAGACATATGGAGAGAAAACCCATAAAATTACCACCAGTGAAATGCCCACACACAATCATACAGCAAGTTCTGAAAGTAATGGTGCTCATACACATTCCGCATCGACTGAAAATGTTAAAAACCATACTCATGAACCCGGTTCCTTTAATATTACAGGTACATTCCGAGGCGTTGACCAGTCTACATCAGGCGCATTCTCTCGCTTAACTGAAGAGGACGGTTATTTACATTTTGGCGGTGGGCAATATAAAGATGTTGCTAATATCAAGTTTGATGCGTCAAAAACGTGGACAGGCACAACTGCTGCGGCTGGTGCTCATAACCATGATGTGACCATAGCCCGTAATGGCGATCATTCCCAT